TCTTTCTGCTTTTGTCATACTTGCTCTCTTTGATGATGATACGCATTTGGGTGTACCTTCACCTGGCTCATCACTAGCACAAGTTCCTCCAGTGACAACATTCACCCATCCAGGTTTGCCATCTTTGGACTTTGAACCTTTGAACCACTTATGAAGTGAACCTTCTTTAACTGACTGTTGAAATGCTTTTTTAACTTCAGACACTCCAATGACATCAATTACTTCCGCAAAGGTCTCTCCTTTTGAATCTTCGATAGTAACAGAATCGCTCATTAGAACTAAGATTTCTCTTTATTATTTAGTATTCCTTGCTTTAACATCTTTGAGAGTTCAGATGTTGATCCTACAAAGAGTGCATTGTTAGTTACGTTATTTGTTGTTTGTTTCTTATCTTCATCTACTTCTTTAACTTTTTTCTGTAGATCCATTAACTTATCAGTTGTATCTGCAACTGATTTTATAATTTGACCTGCAACTTCATATGCTCTGGCACTTCCACCTTCACCTGCAACTTCTAAAACACCATTGAGTGCCTCTTGTCCTTTTTCGACTAACGAATATAAATTTGCACGAGTATAGTCATAGTCCTTCTTGACATCATCCTTAGTAGACTCCACTTTTTGTGGTTTACTTGTAGGAGTTACATCAATTGCACTACTTGTGTTTAACGCTTCATCAATAGAATCATAGTTAGTCATTGTCTTCATTAAATATCTTTTTGTTGTGTT